TACGCCTTTCTCGACTTCCACGATGGCCGGACTGAGCACCAGACACGAAAGGTACTGGTGCCCGATCAGGACCGGGTGCGCGGAGAAGTCGCCCACAGCAGTCACCGTGGGGCTACCAATGCTGACCGTAAGGGCCACCTGTTCGCCACGGCGGTCTGCCCAACTGTCGCTCCCAAGCACGGCGACCCAGCACTCGTCGGAGTCCACCCCGAAGGGGAGGGTCCACGTGGTAGTGTCGGTCATGTAGGTGTAGGAGCCGGTGAGAGAGCGCAGGCTGTCGAGGTGGACTCGGAAGCCCATGTCGGCGTCTTGCACCTTGCGCAGGTTGCACTTCTGTAGGAACACGGAGGGGCCGTTGGCTCGGTAGCACACGGCGAACAGCGAGCTGCCGATGAAGGTCATGCCCAACACGTTCGTGGCGTCGGACAGCTTCCATCGGTACCAAGCCGACATGATCCTGTCGCTTCCCACATCTTGGAAGCTGTACACGTAGATCGAGCTGGGATCATTCTCGGGAACGTAGGCCAGCGCGTTCTCGTTGGAGCTGCTCGCTACCAGCCGCAACTTGCCCGGCAGGTAGCGCGGGATGTGGGCGGTAAGTTCGTCAGCCTGTACTATGTCACCAACGAGTTGGTACTCGTAGATGCCAGAGGTGGACTCACGATCCACTACGAAGTAGATCGAGCGGCCCACAGCCTGAGGTGCCACGAAGGGCGAGTTGTCGTAGGCAGCCCGCTCCACCACCACCGAGTTCTTCGGGGTGACGATGCCATCCACACCTTGAAGCTCTTGGATCACGCCTCCGCGAGCGGAGAACAGTGAAAGCTGCTGGTTGAATGGCACGCCCCAATCGAGGAAGCTGACCCGGTTGCTTGAAGCGTCGGCCTCAAGCGGGTCGCTGTCGATCACCGCGGTGACCGTGGTGGGCCACCAGTTGGTGAACTGGTCCTTCTCACCGGCGTTCACGGTCTCGCCAGAGAGGAACACAAGGCGGCCCTTGTGGAACACGATGTCGCGGATAGCGCTCCCGATGAACCCAGGCTCAGGCGACGAGATGTCGTCGCCCTTGGCGCGATCCTCCCACGCCACGGGGCCGAAGGTGAACGCCATGCTGCCCGTGCGGACCAGCGTGTGGGGCATGGTGTCGGCATCGAACTCGTTGTCGATACCCGCGGCCACAGTCTCGACCCAGGTGCTCTCGGAATCGTCCCACGTCACCCAGTAGTTGTCATCTACGTCCCCGCCATCGCCAGCAATCTCGATGAGGAAGTCCGGGTAGCCCTGGGGGGGCAAGTCAGAGAAACGCTGGGTGCGGCGATAGAGAAGCTCGCAGACAGAGTCCCCATCGGAGTCGGAATACTGGATCGTAGAGGGAGCCGCTCCTACGGTCTTCTGGACGTGCACGGCGCTTGCGCCAGAGGCTCCGGCACCACCGACACGGGTGAGAACCCAAGTGCCGGGGACACCAGCGGCGTTGAAGGCCGTGATGAACCCGTTGATAGTGGTAGCTGTGTTGCCCGCGTCGAGCCCGAAGGTGAACGTGGTAGAACCCACGGTCATCGTAGCGATGCCCGCCCCGCTGCTAGGACCGAAGGACTTGCACCACAGCATGAACTCGATCTTTTGCGCAGCAGTGGGCACGCCGCTCATAGCTGCCGTCACGTTCTTGTTGAGAACGAACGTGGTGTCAGCTACGGTGATGGCCCGGAAGAGATCACGGGCCTGGGTGGTGACTGGGTTGAAGTTGAGGTAGCCGTTGGAGTTGTCGGTGACTCCCGCTTCGGTGCCGGCGAAGTCGAACACACGGATGCTGTTGTCCGAGATCAGCACGACGTACTGCTCGGAGCCGTCGCGGTCGTAGATGTGCGTGAAGTAGCCGCCCTGCGGGAGAGTGGCCACCAACTGAGCCAGCCACTCGAACGGGGGCCGGCGGCTGACGCCGTCCACGGCCCGCGAGATGCAGTTGACCTGCTCATCGACGTGGCCGGGCGCCCGCGTGTGGGGCGGCTGCTGGCTCACGCCGTTCGTGATGCTGGAGACGGCACGGCCGACGTGTAGTTCGCTGGCGGAAGGCATGGGTTACCTGCGGTACACGAGGTCGCGAAGCGCCCCGGAGTCGTCGAGGTTGTAACGCTCGTGCTCCAGCTCGTCGGCTACCATAGCCGCCCATCCGGCACTTGCGAGCCCCTCGGTGAACCGAAAGAGCAGCTCGCCGCCAGCGTAGCGGTTCTGGAAGGTAACTCCTGCACGCGCCCAGATGTACTCTCGGGCGGGCTCAGGCAGCTCCTCGAAGGGGTGGAGGACGATCTGGTCGACTTGGATGGTCTGTCCCACGGTGAACACGTAGGTGCGGTTCTTGCGGTCGTAGAGGCGCTGGTTGCGGTAGATCCAGTCGCGGGTCTGCCACGTGCGGGCGCGGTCTGACACGCGCGCTCGGACCACGTTGGCCGCCAGCGAAATGAAACCGGAGCCGTCCGCGGTGAGCGTGACAAGCTCCTCTCGGTTGAAGTACCAACCCTTGCCCTGCACCATGCGGCTCGTCTCGTTGAGCGTGGCTTCCGCGTTGATCGCGTTGGCGCCGATGGGGGCATCAAGGGTGACAGTCGGAGGCTCACCGATGCTCGCAAGGATGCTGTTCACCGCGGACAGCCGCGTAGTGGGAACGAGAACCTCGGCCATGGGAGTCTCCGTAAAAGGGGTGGGTGAGCCAGCGGGGGAGCTGGCCCACCCGGGGGAGAGAGGCTAGTAGCAGAAAGAGAGAGCGCGCTTGGTGTTCGCGATGTCGGTGGCGCACGTGGACGGCGTGAGGTCGTCTGCGTCATCGGCACCGGCGATCTCGATGGTGTACGTGATCGCACAGTCCATCGCGACTACCGCGCAGGCTTCGTTGCCGGTGTCAACCAGCACGTCCGTGGTCTCGTTCACGTTGGAGTCGTCTGACACCCACGCGATGGGAACCATGATGGTGCTGCTGCCGGCTCCAAACGTGTTGTTGGTCTCGGCTGCCACACCCCGGCCGTTGACGAGCGGGATGAGGGGACTGCTGGACACGGCGCCCAGCAGCCCCCCAAGAAGCAGCCCTAGCACAAGGCATCGGGCCGGAGACATGGCTGTCTCCTAGTAGCAGAAAACGAGGTTCTGCGAACCGTCGGCAACGACCGTGGTGCAGGCCGCCACGACCGCAAGGTCGGCGTCCGTACCAGTCGTGACCGTCCAGAGGCCGGCACAGTCCATACCGATCACGTCGCACGCCTCTTCGCCCGTATTGAGGGCGGCGTTGGCCGTCGGGCCTGTGTACGCAGCCGTGTCATCTGCTTCCAGAAACACGACGGTGCCCACGAACGGCGTCGCGCCGCCCGAGCCGAGAGCGACCGCAGCCACGTCCGGGCCGACAACCACTCCGCGAACGCTGGCGTAGGTCGGGATGTCGACAGTACCCGTGGCGGCCACGTCGCCGAACACGGTGTTGCGGCCTTCGAGCGTCGGACGGTTGGCCGCCAGAACTCCGGCCACGGCGCCGCCCGCCAGGAACAGGGCGAAAAGCGCGATGATGTTGCTCTTGATGAAGTTGCGCACGTAGCGTATCTCCTACGAGGTGGTGAGGGTGATGCACGCCTCAGGTCGGATGTAGTCGTGACCCATCGCGTACTTCGCGACGATGAGCGTTCCCTGGCGCTGGATCTGGTACTCGCTCTCGACCTTGAGGTCGAGCAGCTTCACCGTTGCCACGCCGCTCTTGTGCCACACAGCCGCGATGTACGGGGCGTAGGTCTGGCGCAGAGTCGTCGGGATGTTGGTGTTCGCCGTGTCGTTGGCGGATGGGATGTTGTTGGACTTGAGCACCTGAAGGTCGCTCGCCCAGGGCAGGTTCGCCCGGGCCTTCGAGCCCTCACCACTGTAGTCGCGGTTGATGAACTCGCCGTCCTGAAGCAGCAGGTAGAACTGCGCCGGTCGAACCGCAAGGTAGCGGTCGTCGCTCGGCACATCCCGGTCGTCGAGATCCTCGGCCGCATCGAAGATGGCAGCCTTGAGAATCGCGGCGCTCGTGTGGATGGCGGGGTCGAAGATCTTCGAGCCGCCCAGGTGCCCCGTGAGTACCGCGTTGGCCGCGATCCCGGAGCCCTCGAAGATGGAGCGGAACACGTTGGCGTCTGCCGCGTTGGCAAGCGCCTGACCGAGCTGGTGGGCGTAGGGTGCCCGCACATCGTAGTGCAGCATGGCCTCGTCGATGTTCGCGATGAACACGTCCGAGACAAGCAGGAACTCGATGGGGATGGTCTTCTCACCGTGCCGGATGATCGAACCGTTCAGCTCCGCGCCGGGCGTGTGCGCGACGGCGTCGGCCTTCCAGATGACCGGGAACTGGGCCGAGAAGCCCGAGGAGATGGTCCGCACCATGTGGCGGTCCATCGTCTGCTGCTTGCGGTCGAAGGCTTCGAGCACCATGCCCGAGAAGACTTCGAGGAAGCCATCAGTCGTGGTCCCGGTAGCGTTGATCTGACCAAGACGGTTGGGAGTTGCGTCAGCCATTTGGCATGACTCCTATACTGGGCTTTGTCGAGTGGGACCAAAGCTGCCAGCATGTGTGGGTGGTGGGAAAGGGGGCTAGTACGTCTTGTACTGGCCGGAACGAATGGCGATTTCGACCTGCGAATCAACGGACTGCCGGTATGAGGCGTCCTTCGCATAGCGCGGGTCTCGTTGCAGTAGCATGAGGTCTTGGCGGGATCGAATCGGCGGGACACCATCGGCCTTGCGGGCCGTGTGGACGAGGCTGGGCTCGGTGCCCTGACCTCCGCTGAAGCGAGCATAGAGCCCCGTGATGGCGAGCTTCGCAGAGTCTTCCCCGGCTTGGAGGGCCGAGTTGAATGCTGCGACTTCTGCCTTCGGGAGACTCTTCGCTGCCCAGGCGGTCATGGCGGCGTAGTTCTCCGTACCACCTACCAACGAGTGGCCCTGCTGGATCGCTGCGTTGGCGAGCGCCTGGAGCCCCATCAGGTGAACGGCGAGCATCTCGTCCGTCACACCAGGGAGTGACTCCTTGATGGAAGCGATGCTCTCTTCGGAGAGGGCACCGTTCGTGGAGAACTCAGAGTACAGCCCTTCGTAGTCGAGGCCCGCTGCTTCGGCTGCCTCTTGGACAGCCTCCGCGGCGTCGTCGGGCGTAGTGCCCTCTGCCGTGGCGGTCTCTTCCTGCTCGGAAGTGGTCTCTGAAGTGCCCTCAGGCTTCACCTCGGTTCCCTCAGCGGGAGCCTCGGGTGCCTTGGGCTCGGTCTGCCCAGGGTACGGTGCCGTGCCTGCTGCGGCGGCGGCATGTACTTCGGGCGTCACGGAATGCGATTCGACGGCCATGATGCGCTACCCCTCGTAGTCCACCAGCTCGATAGGACGAGCGGTGGGGCCGGTGCCGGGGCGCGGGTACTTGCGGTGAACTACCGCGAGCACCATCGTGCGCTCCAGAACTCCGGTGGCCTTGTTGAGAATGCGGGCTTCGACTTCCTTCTCGCGTCGGACGTAATCGAAGATTTGGCCAGTTGCGGGGTTGCGCCTGCTGAACGCAATCGGGAACGTCTGCTGTGCGACAGTGATGAACCGCCCGGTCGGAGACTCCATTCCGGCTTCCGGCCGGTTCGGTACCAGTACGATGTCTTCGATCACTTCGGCCCCCTGAGGGGTCTTGCTCTGATTCGCCATTCGTTTCTGTTCGTCCTTCTATTGGGGCTGCTCAGCCTGTTGTGACTGGGTAGCCGCTTGCACACCTTGCAGCGCGGCGGCGCCCGTACCACTCTTAGCGAGGTCGAGCATAGCCATGCGCTGTGCGTTCTGTGCTTCTTGCTCCATCACTGCCTGGAACTGCTTGTCGGTGAGCAGCAGGCCGTTGACGTCTACGCCAACGCCGATGAAGATACGCTTGATTAGGTCGCCCGCGTTGACGCGCTTGGCTACCTCAGGGAACAAGGGGGCCACTTCACCAACCATGGCGATGGCCTCACGTAGCCTTTGGAGATCCTGGCCGCGGCCGATGGCAGCAAGCCCGGTCACCACGGTGAGATTCACACCGTCTTCGATCCTCTCCAGCGTGCCTCGCCGAACGAGGTTGGCCTCGATGCGCCGCGCAAGCGGGAGCTGGAACTCCTGGGACTGGACGCTGTACACGCCGCCGAGGGTGTCCTCAAGCTCCTGCGCCATGGTGCGGATTTCTTCCGCGGTGACGCGCTCGCCCTTCCGTTGGAAGGAGGCATTCATCAGGAAGTCGCCCGCGAGGGCAGCCTCGATGTCCTGCTTGGTGACTCGCGCCACCTGCATGTCGGCCTGCTTCGCCTGCTGGAGGAACACCACGTCGTCAGGGTTGGCTACGAGGGGCTCGCCGTTCTCGGCATTCACCAGCCGGCGGGCCGTGATGGTGGACTGAGGGCTGATGAGCGGAATGAGCTTGGCCGCGTTGAGCGCCGCCTTGGTGAGGGCGTTCGACAGCTCCTCGCTGGAACGCAGGTCGCCGCGGTACTCCTCAACGAAGCCCCGGCCGTAGTCCTCGCCGTCGATGGCGGTCCACCGCAGCACTAGCCACGGGGAGTCCTCGACCTTGACGTTGCCCTGTGAGCCGGGCACTGTCTGGCCGCACACCTCCTGGCGGAACTTGAGGCGCTTGCCCTCACGCATGGCGTGGGTGTACACCTCGACGGGCTTGTTGCGGTGCCGATCCTCTTCAGTGTCAAACTTCTTCTCGGCGTCGACCATCTCGCGAACCTTGGGGCTCACGGTATCGTAGTCGAGGATCTCGACGTACACGAACTCCAGCACGTTCCCAAGGAAGTCTCGGCGCACCACGTAGCTGTTGAGCGGGAACACACGCGCACCACCCTCGGGCGGCAGGTACATGAGTACGTTGCCGGCCACGATCAGGTGCTTGAGCCCGAGGAAGGACTTGGTTCGGATGGGGCCGTTCACCTCGGACATGATGATGCGCTCGCGTGCGGCGAGGCGTTGCTCAAGGTCGGTCTTGACGGCGTCCACGACGTCGGGAGGGAGAGCCAGGAGGTAGCTGTTGTCCACCTCGTAGCGGAAGAAGGAGCCGGTGGGGGGAAGCAGGGCAAGGAGCAGCTTGGCGCTGAGGTTGTTGACCCCGCGGGCGCCGATGCTCTGCCACGGCTTCTTGATGACGAGACCACGGTGGGTCCGCTGGTTGCGCGCGTCGATGTTCTCGGGGATCAGGTACGGGATGGTGAGCTGTGCGCTCTCCCATGCCTCCCGCAGGAAGGTGTCCCGGTCGGGGTTCAGGCGCTCGTAGAGAGCCCGCGCCGAGGGCTGATTCTCTTCCATCGGGTGGCCTCAGGATCTACTGGGTGGGAATGCGCAGCCCGGTGGCGGGCCCTTGCGAGGAGAGGTTGAGGTCGATGCGGAGGGCGTTGCGCCCCTGCTCGATCCCGGCTCCTGCGGCGGCCCGGCGGCGGCGACGAGCGGTGTCGTCGATCTGGAGCTTGGCCGGCTCGGGAGTCTTGGAGGCCGGCTGGGTCTTCGGCTTGGGGGCACTGCACACTTTCGTGAGTCCTTTCGGGGAGTTAGGCCGGCCGGTCCTCTGAGGCGAGGCGGCGGCGCATGGCTTGGATTTCCCGCAGCCGCTCAACCACGGTGCGCTGGCCCGCGCGGTGGCGGATCAGGTCCAGGGAGTCGGTGGGGTGGGGGTTTCGGAGGGGGAACATGCGGTCGATGGCATCGACCACCTCGTCGGAAAGCGGGGGGAAGTCAGCGTCGAGCGGGTGACTCATGCAATCTCCCTCGTGGGGTTCATCACGAACTACGGACAAACCCCCGGGGGAGGGGTGAGCTCCCCCAGGGGGGCATCGTGGGGTACCATCAGTCCCGGCTGCGGAGCAGCTCGGTGGCCGACGCGGGTAGGTGATGCGGAGGCGCCCAGCCGAGGATGTGGTAGGCGCAGACCCCAACGAGGGCGAACGACCCGAGGAACACCACAGTGGCCGTGACGAGCATCATCGCGGCACTGCCCTTGCCGGGCGGCGCGGCGCTCATCGCATCCCCCAACCGGGAGGGAAGCCGAGCACGTACTCGGCGGGACGCGGCACCAAGTGGCCCAGCACCGCTCGGGCGCCGGCACCCCAGGCGCTAGCCTCGGCGAGCTGGTGGCTGCTCATGGGGACGTTGGGGTTCTGGCCCTTGAGGTTCTGCTCCCACTCGCGGTAGAAGCCGAAGAGGTCGATCTCGGTCAAGCGCTGCTCGCGCCTGCTCCGGCTGACGCACCGCGCCGGCAGGGCCTTGAAGAAGCCGCCAAGGTAGTGCAGTCGCTCGTCGGTGGTCACTCGATCTCCTTCGCTGCTTGGAGGACGAAGTCGCCCTCGGGGTAGGGGACGAGTATCACTCGCCCACGGTCTACATGCTGGATGCGAAGCTGGGCCCTCTTGCCATCGGATGCCTTGAAGGGCAGCAACGTGCCGATGGGGATGAGGACCACGCGCTCGGTCTTGTCGTCGGTGGTCATGGGTCTCCTACGGCTGCCGGAGCAGCCTTTCGATGTCGCTCTTGGTGTCACTGAGAATGCGGAGAGAGGCAGGGCGGCAGAGGTTCATCAGGTAGACCTCGCCGATGTCGATGCCCCACCCGCGCGTGCGCTTCTTGATCCCGGCAACCATCGCAGAGGGAAGCCATGCGTTCAGGTCAGAGTAGTTGACGGTGGGCACCAGCGCGCCGGCCGTACCCTCGACTAGGTCGATGACTGTCTCCTCGCCGTCATGGACGCGGAGCCACAGGGACTTCACGTCATTGATGCTCCACCGGCAGCCGAGGCTCAGGGTCACCTCAACGCCGTCGAGTGTGGTGAGTGTTTGGGTCGGGGTCTTGTTGACCCGGAGCACCACACCCTGCTTGAGGATCTCGCCCACCAGCGGCCAGTACCAGTGGAGCCCGGAGCCGAAGATCCCGTTGGTAGAGGTCAGGAGCGTGCGGAGCTGGCCGGCCCGCAGACGCACACCCTGCTCGTAGTCGTTGATGATGTGGAACGGGAAGATGACGCTGACGACCCATCGCACGAAGTCGAGGATGATCTGCCCGACGGCGTCAAAGACTCCCATGTTGGTACCCCGTAGGTGCGGATAGCCCGCAGGTAGTTGAAGGTGTAAACCAGTCCCATCGCCACGATGCCCCATGATTGATCGTGGTAGGCAACGTAAAACCAAGCCCACTGGTTCTCAAGGCCAAGCAGGAATCCCCACCGCTGAAGGTGAGGGCGACTCGCGATCAGCCAGATCGTGAGCACCCCCACCACCATCATGTGTGCGGTGGCGAAACCGTAGAGGGTCATGACTTCCTCGGATCGTCTCCGCGTGCCATGCGCAGGTACCAGATGGCCTTCGCGAAGTCTTGGTCGGCGTTGCCCTTGAGGTTGGCACGCCACACGTACTTGAAGGCGTTGCCGTGGCAGAAGGCCTTGAAGCCCTCCTCACCTACTGCCTGCCGGATGCCGTCGATGCACTCCTGCTCGCCACTGGCGTAGTGGTTCGGGCTGTTGACCATGTCGTCGAGGCCGACGCGGACACCGTCATCCCAATCGTCGAAGTCCCGACGCTCCTCGTCGCTCATTGGTATGGGCACACCGCCCACGCACTTGTAACCCTTCTTCACGAAGGGGACATCGAAGAGGGACATCGGCTTCACCGGGTAGTCCTCGGGGTCTTCGGCGAAGAGCTGCTCAACCGTTCCCTCCACCCACCCAGGCTTACCCGTAACAGACTGAGGGAACGACGCCCACTCCACCTCGGCGGCGCCCAGGGCGGCCGCGGCGGCGCGCAGCCCCTCGGCCAGCGTGGTCTGGTAGCCACCCTCGATGGGCTCGTGGCGGTCGAAGTCTACGTGCCCAGGCTCCCCGGGCATCGGCCCGTGGCCCATCGTTCTGTCGTAGTCCATCACTTGTACTCCGTGTTGATGGTGTAGATCAGTTCGTTGCGGTCGAAGAAGATGCCAGTTGCGAACTGGTACATCACGTCCCACCTCTCGGGCTCCTCGTCAAACAGGATGAAGCCCGGCTTCCCCTTGCCGAGCACGTAGCCCAGTTCGAGGTGTGCCGACTTGCCGGCTGGCATGTACAGCAGGGCGGCGTCGCAGCGGTCGATGTGGAACTTGTCGAACTCGAACACGTGCCGGGCCGCGTGGCCCCTGAGAGCCTGCTCGTACTTGCGGCCCCTCATGGTCTCGTACTCACGCCACTTGTCATCGGCCTCGTGCCCCGGGGCGTACCACGAGTCGAACACCTCGACGTTGCTGCACTCGTCTTCGAGCGCGTTCGCGAGGTCCACCACCTTCGGGTTCCGAAGCGAACCCATGAGGTACATCGAACGGATCTTCACGTCACTCTCCCCTGAGTGGAGTCCAAAGCCTGATTGCCTTGGTCTCGAAGTCGTAGTCACAGGCGCGGAGGATGCGGGCACACTGTGCCTGCTTGATGGCGTCGTGCTCCTCCAGGCCCTTCTTCGCGTAGGTGGCCACCACTGCGTCCCAGTATTCCCCCTGGGTCTCACACCCTTCGAGCACGATGGCGGCCCGCTTGGGCCCCACCCCAGGGCACCCCGGGTAGTTGTCGGTGCTGTCCCCGGTGAGCACCTGCGTGTAGAAGTTGTGCCGTGCCTCTCGCGTGGTGACCATGAACACACCCACCTGCGGCGTGCGCCAATCGAAGTGCAGGCCGGGGATGGTGCGCATGTCCTTGTCGATGGAGCAGATCACCCGGCGGTAGTCGGAGTGCCGGGTGGCCATGATACCCATTACATCGTCGGCCTCCATCGTGGGCTTCTCGACTGCGTTCCACTTCGTGCGACACCAGTCACGCATGGCCTTGTACAGCAGGGGCTTCCCGCTGCGGCGCCCCTGGTTCTCGCGAGGGGCCTTGTAGGTGGGCCATGCAGCCAGCCGGAAGTTCTCCTGGGTGGGGCGTGAGATGCAGATGACCGGCTTGGTGCACCCAGTGTGCCGAAGCAGCATCTCCACCATGTCCTCGAAGTCGTCCTGGGCCTGCTTGAGGTTGGCCTGGACGGTGTACATATCAGCGTCCCACTGGATGGAGTTCTCGGCGCTGAATGCCGTGCGGTAGATCAGAAGGTCGCCGTCGATCAGGGCGGTCAAACTGCGCACCTCACGAAGATGATGTAGCCCCACATGAGGCCAATGAGGGAGCCGAACACAAGCCCGATTCTGTAGTCTGACATCAGTGTGTCTCCGACCAGTTGTGCCCGATGGCGTACTTCGCGTCAAGCCTGCACCTCAGGCCGAACTTCTCTCCCGTCTCGACGATGGCCTGAACTAGGTTTCGGCCGGCCTGCTCAGCTACTTCTGGCCGGGCCTCCCACTGCCATTCGTCGTGGACCCAAAGCACCTGCCGTGCGGGCAGGTCGGCGTTCAACTCCCGTGCGCGGAGCATGGCGTGCTTCATGATGACTGCCTCGCCGCCCTGGAGCAGCGAGCACAGGGCCGTGTGCTTCGAGAGCACCGGGATGCTGCGACCGTCGAAGCTACGCAGGAACCCTCGGCGCCACGCTGTCTTGAGGTTGGCGTTGAGCCCGCGCATCTGGAGCTTGGCTTCCAGGCCGGCCTTCACCCGCTGCCCTATCTGCGGGGCGCGCTTGAGCGGGGGCACCTCACCCTCCCACAGGCCCATCTCCAGGCTGTTCGCGAAGTCGAAGATCGCGATGCTGCCGAGCTTGAAGAAGCCGGCGCCGAAGACCCAGGCGTAGTGGGCGGTCTTGCTGTTGTCTCGCTGGATCAGGCCGGTGCCCTCTTGCATGTACGTGTGAACGTCACCCGTCTCGCACACCCTGGCGAACTTGCCGCCATCATAGGGAGCGAGGTAGTGACCGAGCAGCCGTAGCTGTAGCCCCGAGGCGTCGGCACCCACCATGGTGTAGCCAGGGCGGGCAACGAAGAGGCTGCGGCACTCCTTGCCGTAGGGCTTCTTGACGCTGGGGGTCTGGCCGAGGTTGGGCTGCACGTGTGAGCTGCGGTTCGTGACCGCCCCTGTGACGTGCACCCTGCCGTGCAGCGAGCCGTTCACCTCCAGCTTGAGCCACGCCATCTCGCCCTCGGAGATGTACCCGATCAGCTTCTTGATGCGCTGATACTCCACGAAGAGGCGACACTCGGGCCACGGCAGGTCGCCGATGACCTCTTCACTCGTCTCGGGCAGGCCCGAGTCGGTGAAGTTCTGTGGCTCCCACCCCCGGTACTTCTTGAGCACACGGGTGACGTGCGCCCCGCTGGCTGGGTTGAACTCCACGAGCTTGATGCCCTGGTGCTCACACCCCTCGGCGGTGCCGAGCTTCTTGTTGCCACGCTTGGGGCACTTGACCTTGCCGTCCCTCACGTACCACGCTGGGTACATGCCCCGCAACTGTACGGTCAGCCCCTCACGGCGGCCGGCGAGGCGGGCAGCTAGGGCAGCAGCGGCCTCCACGTTGAAGCCCACGCCCACCTTGTACTGCTCCCACAGCAACTCGGCGCACCGGGTCTCGTTGAGGATCACGTCTCGGGTGGTGACTTTGAGCAGGTGCTCGATCACCTTGACGGTGAGCTGCACGTCGTTGACGCAGTATTCCTGCATGGCAGGGGTCCACACCGTGAAGTCAGTGCACTCACCCTTCTGGAAGCCGAGCCGGTAGCCCCAGGTGGCCAGCGCGTGGGGCTTCTCGGTGGCCTTGATGGGCATGGTGCCACGGCGGATCAGGACCATGTCCTTCTTGTTCAGCTCCTTGCCGGGGTAGGCTTGACGGCTTCCCCGGAGAGTATCGAAGAGGAGCGCAGGCGGCTCGAACCCGTAGAGGCGGCGCAACACAGGGACGTCGTAGTCCGTGATATTATGCCCCCAAAGCTCGGTGGCGTTCTCGATGAAACGCACACCGTCCTCCAGATCGCCCTTGCGAAAGCCATCGGAGAACTGGTGCGTGGCACCAGTGTCGAGGTCGATGGCCACGATGCAGTGCAGCTTGGTGCACTCCTTCTCGTAGCCGTTACCCTCTACGTCAAAAGCAAGCCTCACGGCTGCGCTCCTCTCTGTGCTAGTGGCTCTTGCCGAAGGTGGCGACTTCGTGCTGCGCCTTGTGCAGCTCGTGGTGGTTCTCGATGGCCAGGAGTTCGCTGGCCCGCATCACGAGGGCGTTCACCAGGGCGCACACATCAGGCTCGGCGTTCTGGCCGTTCTGTAGCTGCGCGTAGACGCCTGCGTACAGACCGCGCGCCATCTCAAACACGTTCTCAGAAGTCAGACTAGGAGGCATCAGGCTTCACCTCGAACGGGTCGGTCTCGGTGAGCCGCCCGGTCTCCTTGTTGTACTGCACGGCACCCGCGAGCCCGGTCTCTCCGGTAAAGCGGTTCTTGAGGACGCGTATCTTGGCCTTGTTGGCGTCCTCTTCTGCCTGCTGGTCACGCTCCAGGGCTACCACGATGTCGCTAAGCTGGGCGATACCCTGCGTACCACGCAGGTCGGAGAGGCTGACCTCGGCGCCCTGCTCGTGGCCCTTGGCGCCATCCTTGCGGCGCAGGTGGCACACGAGGAAGATGCCGACGTTCAGTTCCTCAGCCAGCTTGCGGAGCTTGGTCATGATGATGTCGAGATCCTTGCGCTCGTTGCTGGACTCCATGCCCGAGACCACGATGCTGATGTGGTCGAGCACGATCCACTGCACGCCGCAGCCGCGCACCATCTGCTTGATCTTGCGGATCAGGTGCTCCGACTCGATGCTACCCCAGTGGTCGTAGAGGAAGATGCGGTCGAGCCCGAGGGTGGCATCGAAGGCCACCTTGAGCTGCTCCTCCGTGATGCCCACTCGGTCCAGATGGAGCGGCCGGTTCATCTCGATGGACATGAAGCCTTGAGCCGTGCGCTTGACGCTCTCCTCCAGGGCCACGTAGCCAACCAGCTCGCCAGTCTTGACGAGATGGTAGGCCCACTCACGCACGGCGGTGGACTTGCCCACCCCGGTGCCGGCGCACACGGTGACGATCTCCCCCAGCCGCATCCCCCTGGTCTTCTCGTTCAGGTCCAGCCAGGGGTACGGGATGCTGTTGTGCGTGTCGTCAGCGAGCACGAGGCTCCACGTGTCACTGCCCGCAACGATGCCGTCCGGGCGGTAGACCCGAGCGTTCCACATCGCCGAGGCCAGCTCTTCCACACGGCCGGCCACGAGCATCTCGTTGGCGTCCTTGAGGGGCAGCACTGCGATGCGTGCCTTGCCGGGGGTGAGCAGCTCGGCACACTCCACGGCTGCGGCCTTGCCCGGCTCGTCGTTGTCGAACATGAAGACCACCTCTTGGTAGCCCTCAAGCCACTCAACCGCCTTGCCGATTGACTTCGCTGCGCCCTTCGCCCCGTTGGGCACGCTGACCACGGGCCACTTGAGGCCCTGGACCTGTGCCATGGACAGGGCGTCGATCTCCCCCTCGGTCACCACCACCTTGCGGCCGGTGCTGGGCCAGAGGTGCTGGCCGTAGAGGCCGGCCCGCGCGGGCTCACCGACCCAAGTGAAAATCTTGCCGGGCAGGCGGACCTTCTGTGCTACGGCGATGCCGTTCAGGTCGTGGTAGGTAGCGGCGTGGCAGGCTTGCCCCTTGAACTCTCCCCTCCGGTAGTCGAACTTCCGTAGGGTCTCCTCGTTCAGGCGGCGGGCCTCGATGGGCCGGTAGTCCCCCTCGATCAGGTCTTGCACGTATCCTCTCTCGGTTTTTGCGGTCCCAACATCTGACACTTCTTGGTGTCCCCCGACACCGTGCTCGTAGTAGCCACACCCAAAGCAGTAGCCGTGGCCATCATCGAAGCGGCCAAGGTTGTCACGGCTGTTGCACTTGGGGCACGGCTCGTGTCCCACGCAGCTACTCAACGGGCGGCCTCCTTGTCACGTGGGTGCGGATCGCGTGGCAGTTGGCGCAGAGCAGGTCGCACTTGGCGATCTCCTCTGCGACGCTGACACGCGACCTGCACCCGGCCTGTGAGATGGTGAACTTCTTGACCGAGCCCGGGCGATGGTCGAACTGCATGGCGAACCAGTGGAAGACACCCCTGCAATCCTGGCAGGGGATGCCTTCGTACTGGCGACGCACCCATGCGCGCGTCTCTGCCGAGCGGCGCTGTTGGCGCGTCATGTCGCCTCCGTTAGAGTAGCTTGATGTCGTCCCTCTGCTCGAACACAGCCTCGAACAACCAGAGCAGCTCGTCGGACGTCATGTTCTCGGCCATGATGTCGGCCGCCTCTTGCAGCGTCGTGCCCTCCTCGATGTAGCACACGGGTGCCACGTCCGTGATGGGCACGGGGGG